CATGAGTTTCTGCCGCTCCGTCTCCCAGTCCTCTGGGCTGACGGACGGCGGGACCTGCTCGTAGGCGTCGTTCAGATGCTCGATGGCGGCGTCGAATGCCGCCTCGTGGGCCTCGTCCGTGTACGGGTCGTTGGGCTGGTAGTTATTCCAGTACACTTCATGCAGGGCACCCCAGTTGGTGCCGACACGCTGGGCCTCGGTGTCCTCGTCCTTCCTGATGCCTTCCCGGTGGCCGAGCCGATAGCGGGTGGGGCACGCTTTGAAGGATTGAATCGCCGAGGCGGACAGGTGGATGCAGTGCGGGTTGGGTGCGGTCATGTCGGGGTCTCCGGGTCTCGGTCTGTTATTCTAGGCGGGCTGTCCAAGTTGTCAAAGTGCCGGGCCGGAATTCTTTCGACGCTTCCGCTTCCCGCCCTGACTCAGTATAAACGCCATCGCCTCGTCGCTGTTCTTGCCGAACCGATCCACGATGCTCTGCATCCCTTCCCGGCCCCGGGTCCGCAGGAAGTGAGCAATCAGAAGAGCATCGAGCCGGCCGTCCTTAATGCCTCCCTTTGGGCCTCGAATGACATCGTGGCACTCAGGATAGAATCGGTCGAAGTAATCAGCACAACGCTGCACCGCTCGTTGTTCGTCTTTGCCGGGGAGACCAAGGCGGCCTTTCCAGAGATTCGGGGCGATGAAATAACAGGGCACCCCGAGAAGGTGGGCGTAGGCGTGGAGGATTCCTTTCTGTCGACCGAACCGCTCGGCTCGCTCCGATCCTTCGCCGGGTCGAGTCGTTGGCCATTCAAGTCCGAGTACAAGGTCCGGCCGAAGTCGAAGTTCCCTGAAGAGGGTCCGCAGCTTATCAAGGTTGATCTCCCGTTTGCGGCCTTTGCCGCCTGTAGTCGGCATGTCCCAGCACCGTACGCTGGTGCCGGCGTGGTTCATAATCCCCACCGCCCCGCTGAATCCCGGGTCGATGCCAGCGTAGAACGCATGGTCCTCGGTCGGCAGGTCAACCATGGGGTGCCGCCACGTCGATCAGGTGGAAGTCCCCACGGCCGGGTGTCCCGCTGCACGGCGGTTGCGGACGGTTTCGGTAGAGCATCGTGTCTGTCCGGTCCCATTTCCGGTGGCATCGGGCACACACAAACACCGGGGACATAGGGTTGGCCGGGTGCCTCGGCTCGATCAATCGCCAGTCGTGTTCGCTGGTATCAACCATGCCCGTTCGTCTCCATGTCTTGCACCACCGGCACGAGCTTGTCCGCCCGATACACGTTCGTACGGGCGATTACCCAGTCGGGCTCAATCCCGTGCTTCCTGATATATCGCAGCACCGTGGTCTTGTCAACGCCGAAGGAGTTGGCGAGCTTCTGCGGCGTCAACCACGCGGCCTCGGGCGTGCCCTCCAGCAGTTCGTCGATCTCGCTCAGGTTGAGCGGCCCGTGCTGTTTAAACATCTCCGCCACGCTGGGGTGGGAAGACGGGTGCTGCCGGCTGTTCTCGGCAAGCTGCCGCCACAGCATCAGGGCCGCCCGTACCTGAGTCCACTGGCGGTCGCTGAGTTCAGTCAGCTTCACGGGCATACTCGACCTCGTAAGCAGTGGAGGCGACGATGCGGAATTGGCGGGTAATGGGGGCCTGCTCCAGTTCCCACGTTTCATCGTCAGCCAGTTCGAGTTCAGTGGCCCGGAACTCCCCGGTCACGCCGGTCTTCCGCAGTCGCTCGGCCCACTGCTTCACGGTGGTGACGCCTTCGGGCACGTCCACGTCCTGCCAGTGTGTCGGGCCTACGCTCTGCTGTGTGCAGATAAGCATCAGTGTCCTCCGTATCGTTTGGAGACCGCACCCTCGGCAGCCAGCGGACACTCCGGTGCCCACGTCGGCCGGGTGCTCAGTACCTCAGTCGCACGCTCCAGCACCTTATCACCGGTGCCCTCGGGCGTGATGATGATGACTTCGTCGTGGACGTGGAGGGCCGTGTGGTGCCCTTCCTCCTCCAGTGTCCAGATCGACTCCCACAAAATATCCCGGGACATTGCCTGCACTACGTTCTCGGTCAGGTGCCCACCCCAGATGCGGGTCCAGTGCTTCTCCTGATCGTTCCACCACTCAAGGTCCTCGCCCCGGTCGCCCCGGGTAACACGAACCGTGTGGTACTTAACCTCCCGGCCGTTGGGCAGGGTGATTATCACGTCACACTGATCCGTCTGGTGGAATGACAGACCCCGGGGCATGCGGCAGGGCTTCCCGTACTTCAGCGTGTATTTAAACGCCGCCTCGATGTCCTTCCAGAACTGGGTGATGGCCGGGTTTTCGTTGCGGTATGTCTCGACCAGCAGGCACGCCAGCCCCCACTCGACGCCGGCCTGAGCGAACATGGGCTTCACTTCCCGGGTCTTGCGGTCGCCGGGGCCCATACCATACCCGCAGCCCAGAATCCCGATCTTGCCGATCGAGTTCCGGCCCCACTCGTGCCGCTTCTCGACGGCCTCGATGCCACGGTAGGAGCCGTCCGGGTTCTTCTTCGGCTTGCGAACCTTGTACCCCAACACCTTGGAAGCGAAGTTGGCATAGATGCCCTCGTTTCGCTCGAACGCCTCGACCAGCGGCCATTCTCCGGCGATCCACGCCAGCACCCGGGCCTCGATCTGCGAGGCGTCGGCGATGACCAGTTCGTACCCATCAGGAGCGAGCAACAGTTGCCGGATGGCGTTGATGAGGGGGTGGCTCTTGCTGCCGAGGTTCTGGAGGTTGATCTTTTCGCCGCCGGCCCACCGCCCAGTATGGCCGCCGTGGTATTTCAGCGGCACCGGGAGTAGCCCGCCGGCAGCTTGGGCCTGCCGGATGATCCGGTTCACCCGCTTGATATGGTTCGGCCACGAAGAGACCGCACCCTTCGCCGCCATCAGGGCCCGTACGAAGTCGTCCTCGTGGTTCTCCAGTTCCTCCCGCTCCGGGTCGTCTTTCGCCGTGGCGAGCTTGTACCCCAGCTTGTTCTTAGCCGGCTTGTGGTAGTTCCCCGGCTCGTCCCCCGCCCACGTCAGGGCTGTGCTCAGAAGGTCCTCGAAGCGTGTGTCCCCGCTGATCTCCGACCGCTCGACGCCTTCAGGCAAGGCCTTCTCGATTTCCTGCTCCATGCCGGCCGTGAGTTCGGCCCCCTTCTCCGGGTCAACCTCAAGCTGGGGACGCCAGAACAGTTCCAGCGTGTGCTGCATGCACCGCAATTCGGAGCGGTGATTCGACATCAGGGGCAGGAGAATGGTGAACAGTTCCCACTCTCGCATCACGTCGTTGTTGGCGTACCCTGCCAGTTCCCGCACGCCCTCGGCTGTGATCTTCGGTAGCTGCACCGGCTTCTTCGGGCCCTTCTTCCGGCCCTTCTGCCGTTTAAACCGGTTGCGGTTCGTCCATTCCTTGAACCGGCTGGTGTCGCCCTTCACCGGCAGCCCCCACCGCTTTGCCAGCGTGTCGAGGTCGTTCTTCGTGCGGGCGTTCCAGTGTCGGGCCAGCCCGAGCACGTCGATGAACCGCGGCGGCACGATTCCCATGCGGAAACTGAGGATCGCCCCGTCGTAGCCTGCGTTCTGGGCGACGACGGTGCAGCCCTCAAGGTTGTCCCCATACTCCCGGCGAAGGTGGTCGAACGCCTCCTGCACACCCTTCTCGCCGTTCCACCACCGGGTCCGGTTGACGTAGTCGTCAAACGGCTGATTCATCTCCAACGTGGAGACACCGAGGTTCTCGAACTTCGGGTCCATCACGTACTCGATGGTACTCCACTCATCTTTCCGCATGTTGTAGTCGGAGTCGAAGTAGTTCTCGAAGTCGAAGACCACCACGTCCTCCGGGTACCCCGCCTCCCGCAACCGGGCCTTCCATTCCGGCAGGTACGTGCTCCGCATCGGGAGCTTGTAGTGCTTGAGTTGTTTAAACTCGGTTGCCTGCCCGTGGCTGGCGGCGTCGTCGCCGAGGTACGCCACGTTGCCACGTCCGGGCTTCGGAGGTTTCGGGGGCGGCTTCAGCATAACGGGTCTCGCCGTGGTCGACCGGGTTCATCTTGAGTGCGGATGCTCAGGGGGCCCTTGACTCCAAGGTACCCCCACTTCTTCTTGCCATGGTACCGGCGTTGCACGCGGTTCGGGTTCCGTTTAAGGTCCTCGTCCCACTCGTCCAGATCAGGGAACACCCGAAGAAGGGCGGCTCCGAACTGGCGGGTGTTGAGGGTAGCGGGGTCGTCGGGGTACCGGGTAAATTGCCCGACGTAGTCCCGGTACGCCTGATACAGCACGCTTGTGGGGACGAAGTCGGCCGGGTGAACCTGCTCCGGGTCGGCGGTGTACTCCCGCAGGGCCCGGGCCACGTCCTCTTCCTCACCGGTGAGCATCGTGGCATCTTTCGCCGAGCGGCGAAGGTCATACCCCATGCCGCTTCTCCCGCCTCTCTTCCTCACGCTGCCGATCCTCGGTGATCTTCTTCCGGGCCACGGTCTTGTGCATCAGCATCCAGCCGTGGGCGTCGGAGCCGTACGGCACGTACTCCCCGGGGCCGTGCTCGTTGATCTCCTTCAGGTGTTGCAGCCGGGCCCGCAGGTGCTCGTGGTCCTCGCCATTTACCGCAGCGTAGAAGGCGAGGATCGTGCTGCCGACGTGGAAGCAGAGCAGATCGCCGAAGCCCGAGTCGTTGCTCCGGTCGTGGTTCCGCACGTGCTGCCGGATGGTGCGGGGCAGCCGGGCGTCCCCCTCATCAGCAAGCGATCGGCTGACACACTGCGGGTAGCGGTCGAGGATCGCCCGCAGCGTCGTCTTGCATTGCGTGCTGATCCCGTGAATCTGCCGCTTGATGTCCGCACTGATCTTCCGCAGTTCCTCGTAGTCGAGGCCGTGCTGCTCAGCCTCGGTCTGGGTCTCCGGCTGTGCAGTAGGCGTAGCCTCCGCTGAAGGGGGGCTCTTGCTCGCTGAGGTCCACGCCTCCGTTCCGCTGGGCGGAGCCGTCTCCGGCGTCTCCGTCTTCTCCTGCCGCTTCGGCGGCTTGGTTGCGGGCTTTCGCTTGCTCGACTGGCGACTGGACATGGCCGTCCTCCGTAATCAGGTCTGGGGCTTCACGCTTGATGCACTCCACGACATCAGCGTATGTTGAATCGAGGGTGGGGGACCGGTCCTCGTGCCGTAGGTCATACTCCACTTGCACGAGCACGCCGAGGGGGGTGGGCTTACGCCGCTTCGCCTCGTCCTCGTGGTCCGAGGGGTAGCAG